CTCCTATTCCACATAACACTTCGTACTCCTCGTATGTGGGTTCACCTAAAATCTCCTTAACTCTGTTGACGAGAATGTCTTCGTCATTGCATGCCTCGGGTGGAGACAGTTCTGACGTTTCGTCTTCAAAGGTCCAGATATCTAGTGGATGTAAGTTTTTCCATTGGCAGAGTATTTTTGTTGCCATGTGATTTTTACGAGAATTTTTACGAGAGCTCGCGGATTTAGAGGCATCACGCATGTGCATTAGTGTGGTTACATTGATTGCTCTTAGATCGTTGAGGCTGTTGTCTGCGAATATATTGACAGCTTTTATTACTGCACCACTAACATCTTCATAACAATCGAACATGGGGTGTTCTCTTGTGATTTCAGATAACTTTTCGGATTCGTCGGTTGAAATAGTTCCTGATTGAGGTGTATAGCGGTATTTCTGTTGGAATGTTTCCACTCTGTCTTCGTAGGTAATTTCTAAGTCCGGTACGGGTAGATCATGTTCGGCAGCAATTTGTGTCATTTGCTGTCTACGATGTTCATAAACGTCCTTTCCGTGAAAGAACCATTCGCGGAGAGCGCTGCCAATGTTTTGTGCACTGACTGAGATAGGCGACTCCGTTTTGGATTGAAGAATTGAGTGAAGTGATTTGAAGAGACTGTTTTCGTCTAGTTTCCCCACAATCATTCCAAGGTCTTGGTTATATTCATTTTTTCTTTTAAGGAAATCAGCTTCGTCATCTTTCATGAAGGCAACTGGTTCTGACTCCTTGTCGGGCATGGTGTACCCAATATTGTATCGAGCTAGATAATTTTTCATTTGTATGTGATTGAACTTATCATAGCCTCTACGTACACTTCCTTTCCCATCGTCTCCATATGTGGCGAGACGCATGAGATCCCAAGCTGTTGCTGGACGGCCTAGACCTAGAGCATCACCAATTGCAGCCATGTCTTCTTCTGAGTATTCGTCGAAGAAAGCAAGTCTGTGTAATAGTGAATTGACAATGCTGTTGGTATAGACGGTCATGTTTTGACCTGAGGGATTTGATCCGTGTAAGCGTAATAGAGTACCGTCATAGTTTACAAGAGGGGAACACACTGCATGTGCGATCACCCTCATGCGGTTTAGGTCAACT